AGGCGGTCTTGAATAAGATAATCTCCGTAATCAAATATTACCTTACCGAGATGACTGCGTTGTGCTTATTCTTAGGCGTATTCTTTTTATTTTATATGTATGTTGACGGCTACCCGAAACTAAGAAAGAAATGGAGGAGGTATCTGTGGAGGAGGAGGAGAAATGCAAAAGGATAGGCAAGATATCGAGATTTTCAAGACTGCACTTTGCTGGACAATGGGTATCATAATGTTTGGGATGGTGTTCTTTTATGACCATTGGCGGATGAGTGTGGATGAGAAAGCCGAAAAAATAGCAAAAGAAAAAATTAGACAATATAGGGCAGAAATGATGAGAGATATTGAGCAAGATAAAGAATATATTGAAATTATCCGGACACAACTTTCACAGGTAAGGCCAGAAAAGTAAGAAGGAGAAAAGATGAGAATAATATTTTTAGTAGGATTAGTTTTTATGTTGGTAGGATGTTGCACAAGCCAGACAGAAGGACTACAAGAAGTTCAAATGGCAAATCTTCAAGTGCAGGATAAAGTAATCTGTGGTGGAGGTTTTACAGATAAAGACGGCATTAGTTGGAATTGGGGTTGTCCTGAAGGTCAACGAGGAAATAGTGGATGTTACCAAAAAGATTGTTGCTATTATCCATTTTATAACAAAGAAAGTTACGCTAATCCTAAATACCCTCTTAATAAACCTTCTTGGGATGAATGTTGTAAAGGGGCTGAAGAAGAATATAAAAAACTAAATAAAATGAAATGCAAACCAAACAGATGAGCATATCCTACCTCAAAAGGAAATATATGCTTATGGAAGCGCGGATGAGGTGGCTGGATAAGAAGATAGAAAAACTACGGAGGAAGATAGAATGCTACAGGCACTGAGAGATGAAGTTTTAATCAAGCTTATATTCGAAGAGCACAAAGGCTTGATTGAAATCCCCAAGTCTGCTATGAAATGGAAACAGTATGATGCAGAAGTGACAGGCGAAGTAGTGAGTATTGGGAGTAAATATCCTTATGAACTAAAACTTGGAGACAGGATTATATTTGAACGTCACGAAGGAAGCAGAATTACATACGAAGGAGTAAAGTATTTGAAACTCAAAGAGAAATGGGTTCACGCAAAGATAGAATAGAGAGGTTGATATGACAAAAGATATTGAAAAATATATTATGAATGTAATTGAAAAATATATCCCGATTTTGCTTCTCCAGAGGCATACTTTTGAGGTAAAAAAAGGAGTAGAAGACCAAAAGTCCTTTATGGAATGCCTTCCCAATTATCCTTATCTTAATGCGACAATAAGTTATTCAAAAGAGTGCGTTAAGGGGTGGAAAAAAGGGAAGGATGTCGTGCCTTATATTGTCCACGAATTATGTCATCTTATTACAGAACCTTTGTATGCGAAAGGCATAGGTCGTTATGCCACAAAAGATGAGATATTGGATGAACGGGAAGAACTGACTGATTTGATATGCAATATTGTTATTAAAAATAAGTTATGATAAATGCCCGAAGATAAATTAGCCAAGCGCTATGAGATTTTGGATAAACTCATAGAGTTATTATCTCACGGTAAGGCGACAATCGAGTGGACAGATAAAACAATAATTAAAGTTGAGGAGATAGACCCAAAGGATAGCAAGATAACTAAATAGCTGACTTAGCCAGCCCTCCTTCTGCCAAGTTGTGGGTGAGGGTGAGGCGAAGAGGCAAGGTAGTAAGTTGCAAAGGATAGTATCCGATGCACGCCTTGCCTTTTTTATTTATATGGATGAGATAAAAGACAAGCAGGCGTTGAGTGAAGGGTTCAGGATATTCACACCGAAATTGCCCCCAAAAAAGAGAGTTTTCAAGGGGTTGCCTATCCGGCATCAGGTAGTCTGTATCTTACGCTTAGCGAAGTTTACCTACAAGCAAATTGTCCCCTATTTAGGAATTAGCGAAAAAACCGCAAAGCGTTGGATAATAAAGGCTAAAGAGAAATATCCTATCCTAAAAGAGGCTTAAAATGTCCCTTTTTGCCTATATATAGAGAGTTAAGAGACTTTCGCAAGCGTGCGTTGACGGTATAGAGCGGGCTAAAAGACTGAAAAACCGTATTCAAATGATAGACTGTAGAGCACACATAAAGAAATACCAAGTCAGAGCTTTAGATTGCTTGGATAAAGAAATTAAACTTGAAGTGATAATCACAGAGAAGGAAGAGAAGCTCCAGGAGATATTAAAAGAGTTGGCCGAGATTAAAGCGGATAAGGTAGTGAAGATAAAGATTGAATAAGATAATCTACCGGCTATTTAGTTGGGGGGATTGATTGACTCCGGGCTTATGGCAGAATTACGCTAATCTGCCAAGACAACGATTAAAAACGCAAAAGAGATTATCAAGACATAGCGTAAATCAAGAGGGATTATTTTAAATTGCTTTTTTTATCAGCAATAATAAATCCCCCTACTAATTTAAAGGGATAAAGAAGATGACATTGAAACAGAAGATGCTATTAAAGAAGTTACCAGAGAATAATTACAATGTATCTAAAACTGCTAAAGAAGTGGGATATAAGGACACTACTTCTCAATCAGGTTTTATATATAGTAACTTACGAAAAATTACTAACAAACTTGATTTCTTTGATGAAGAGAAGATAAAAAGAGATATTGCTTTAACATTTAGATTGGCTAAGAAAGAAAAAGATATTACTAATATGGCCAGAATAAATGAACATCGTAGCAAGATTGCCGGAATGATTACAGATAAATCAGAAAATAAAAATCTCAACATCAATGAAGAAAAGCGCACAGAGATAGATGGATATTATGACAACTTGTTTAAGAAAAGATTGCCAGTTGAAAAAGAAATTGTTAACTAACTATACCATAGGTTGTGGTTTGTTTTCTTAGAATAAGATGGTTAAATTCTCCGACGCTGTTTTGGATGTCAAGTTAACATAATATATATTATAGACACTATGGACTACAATGGGTTAAATTTAAGCAGGGATAGGGCAAGGTTGCACGAACTCAGGGAGATTGTATACATCATTGACCTGATAGATTGTGAGAGAGACTTGATGAGACCGAAGAAAGATGAAGATGCAGCGTGAGATGATGGGTAGGATGAGATTGATGATAGGAATAATCACCCCCACCCCACCGCTTATGAATATAGATTATCTCTTCATACCATCTTTTCTGGCGCACACTATTTTTTAGAATTTATTTTTAGGGACAATGTTCAACAAATTTATCTGTTATCTTTTCGGTCATAAGTGGCACCCCAACGGAATGATTTGTGAAAGGTGCAGGATAAGATGGTTCGATTATATCAGGAGTAAATAGTTTTTAATGGAACTTAACACTTTAGAAAAAAGATACCTTATCCAGAAGATTTATCGGGATTCTACACTTTTAGAGTTCCTTGAGGAGTTGGGGTTCGCTGATTTGAATAATGTCCACAAGGACTTATGTTCTTTCTTAGAGACTCCATCCAAATTCAAGTTGGTGCTTATGCCAAGATACACATTTAAGTCATCTATCTGCTCAGTGGGGTTTTCATTGTTCAATTTGAACAGAGACCAGAACTTGAGGATATTGATTTACTCTGATGCCAATACGAAAGCGGAGGGGTTTTTATCTTCGATTAAAGACCATATTGAAGGCAAAGTTGCGGGGTCGAAATTCCATTTGGCTTATGACTGGAATCCCAAGAATAAATCAACCAAGTGGAACCAGTCAATGATTGAGATAGACAGGACTACCTCTTATCCTGAACCTTCGGTGGATACGGCAGGGATAGAGACATCCTTAATAGGCAAGCATTATGATTTGATTGTCTTTGATGACATCGTATCGGATAAGAATACCACTACCAAAGAGCAGATGGACAAGGTGGCGGAATGTTACAGGCGTTCCCTCTCATTACTTAAACCGGGCGGGCAAGTTCTTATGACAGGGACAAGATGGCACTTTGGGGATTTATATGGAAGATTGATTGCCGAAAACCAGATACACAAGACTTTTGATATATTCCTGGTAGATGGAGAGGATGACCCCAAATATGGGAAGTATTGTTTTAGCAATATCGGCAAGAGTTCTTTGACAAGGGAATTTCTGGGACAGCAGAAGGCACAACAGGGTTCTTATAATTATTCCTGTTTATACCGCAACAATCCTACCGATGAGGAAACTGCGATATTCAAGGTCGTTGACTTTACATTCTATGGCGAAATCAAATCCGATGATTTATATATTACGGCCACTGTTGATCCCGCAGGCAAGGGTGAGGATTTTACCGCTATTACTGTCGTAGGCACGGATAACAATATGGATATGCACATACTCGATATTGTGAATGAACATCTGCAACCTTCGGAGATAGTCGAGCAATTAGTCAGATTACAGTATAAATACAGGTTCGGGATTTTGGGAGTAGAGACGAATTTCTTCAGGGGTATGCTTGAATATGAGATTAAGCGCAGGAGAGATGAGGAACACAGGGAACGGCCTGATAAATTCAAGTTGTTTGGTATAAATGAATTTAATGCCTCAAGCAAGGATAATAAGTTCAACCGCATAAGGGCACTGCAACCTTACCACGAAAGGGGGGCGTTAAAATTCCCGGGAGAGAAGTTCGAATTATTAAAAGGTGCGTTCAGTGAGTTGGCCTGGCAGATGATACAGTTCCCCAACGCATCCCACGATGACATTATTGATAGCCTTGCGCAGCATCTGCCTTTGATTAGGCGCGGGGGATTGGTAAAAAAAGCGGAATTAAAAGTGAATACTCCCGCTTGGTTGGAGTTGGAATCTTACAAAAAAGAAATAAAATATAACGGGGGATTGCCAAGAAGATTGCGCAGGCAACCCGCAGACTTGGCTTTTAGCTAATGGAAGAAAACGAAGCGATAAAATTATTGGATAAGTTAAAAAGTTTTATGGAGGACACCAACAAGCAGATACAAACTTTAATCTGCAAGACTCATAACCTGGAAGTGAACATATGCAAACTAAAAAAAGAAAAAAAAATAATCATCTCAAATTAAGGAGGGCTAAGATGCCAAAGAAAGAAGCGGAAAAAGAAATAAAAAAAGAAGAAATTAAGAAAGAAGAAAATCCGAATATGATTAACAAGACGGGGAATGTTAATTTTACAGAGGCATAAATTATGTTGAAAATATCTGACGATGAAATAAGGCGTTGGCGCATTGAAATAGACCAGGCGGAAAAGTTTAAGCGGGATGAGTTCGGTTCCTGCCTGAAGGGAGAGATAAAAGGCGTTGGGGAGAATATCGGGTATTTCGAGAACGGATTTTCCACAAGGTATTTGCAGGAATATTCCAAGATAGACCCCAATTACCTCGTGCCCCTGAATATAATCTATCCCATCGTCAAAAACATAATCCCGTCGTTGTATTATAGAAATCCCTTCATCGCCGCTATCCCTAAACGCAAACAAGATGAGGATTCATCATCTTATGTCTCGGCGATAACGAATCATTTTTACAAGCAACTTGATGTCAAGCGTGTTAACCAACAGATTATCTTTGACGCTTATGTGTTGGGTATGGGTGTGTGCAAATTAGGATATGCAACAAGATTCGGAATGGACATCGAGGATGAGGAGTTGGAAAAAAAGCGGGAGAAAGGGAAGATACAACAGATAAAAGAGTTCTTGGGATTATCAAAACCGAAAGAAAAAGATGAACTGCCCAAGAACATAGATTTGAATGAATTTATCATCGCTGAAAATCCCTATGTAACCTGGGTCAATCCGTTTAACTTTGGGATAGACCCGATGGCTAACTCTATCTATGAGGCAAATTATGTCTATGAAAAGATTACCACGACTTTAGATAGGGTTAAGGGGAATAAAAATTACAGCAATACCAAAGATTTAAACGGGATGGATTTAGAGGCAACATTCCAAAAGGATATTCCACCCACCCAAATAGAGAAATTCAAACCGATAGAACTTTACGAGATACATTATAAGACCGACGAGGGAATAAATATCTTGGTCTTGGCTAAAGACCAGGGCGACTATGTCGCTTTAAGGCACGACCAGTCAATCTATGAGATAGACGGATTCCAGTATGAGATTTTGACCTTCAATAAGCACGGGCATAAACTTTATCCCAAATCCGAGATAGATATTACCAAACCTTTACAGGACAGGATAAATAATACCTTTGAGAACATCCTTGAACAGTTGGATAAATTTATGACCAAGTTAATAGTTGATGAAACAGGGATGACCGAAGAAGGCAAGAAAGCGTTAAGGGACGGGCAATTAGGTTCGATATGTTTCTCTAATAAAAACCCTAACGAAGTAGTAAAAGAATTATCAATGGTTCAAGTTAAGGGCGACTTAATGGTATTTATTGACAAGATGGTGGATATTATTTCGCTTGAAACAGGCATCACAAGAGCAATGTTGACTGGTTTAACTTCTGCCGAAACCGCCACCGAAGCCCAAATAGGTCAAGCAGGGCAGAATTTAAGGATTTCAGATAAGGCGGATATGGTTGCGGACTTTTCTAACCGCCAGGGTAGGAAACTTTGGCAGATAATCAAACAGTTTGTTGACTTAGAAGAGATAGAACTTATCACCGGCGATACTGCTTATGATGATGTCACGGGAACGCCCAGATATTCCTGGCTTAACCCCATTGACAAGAATATGCGGGAGAAGTTAATCACTGGTGAATATGATTTCCAGATAGAAGTCGGTTCTACTCAGAAACCTGACTTGCCTGTATTAAGAAAACAGATTGAGAATATGGTGAACATTTTAGGTGGCAAGGGCGTATTGGAGGCATTTGCCGCACAGGGTTACAAAATTGAGTTGGCCGAGATATTCAAGAAATATTTGCAGATGTTCCCAGATGTATTTACGAATATTTCAAGGATTATCAAACGCATACAAACACCCCAACAGGCGATGTTACCGCCATCAGAAGGCGGACAACCCCCAGGAACAGGCGGTGCGGGGATAGGTGCAGTCCCGCAACAAAGACAGAGTAATCCTCCTACACCTGCGGATATTATATCAAGTATGGGGGGCGAGAAAGGCGGACAAATCCCGTTGGCATAAATGGCACGATACCTTTGGAATGAAAAGACACATCAGTTGGAATTGATAGGCGATGGATTTAAAGACCCAAATGCCGGACTTAATGGCCAGGTATGGTGTCCCGAACAAGGTTATTACGATATGGTGTTGTGCAAAAGATTCGAAACTAAAAGAGAAAAACGGGCATATATGAGGGAGAAAGGTCTAATGATGGAAGGAGGAGATAAGCCACAGGCGAAAAAAGAATGTTCAACTTATTATTCTTATCCAGGACAAAAAACTAAAAGTAGGGGTTATAAATTTAGATAACTAAAAGGGAGGAATAGAAATGGCTATAAAAAATGAAATGGTGGGAATAAAGATTGCAAAGCAGAGAAGTAAAGGCGCACCTAAGAGCGACCATCTGGATTCTATACCAGTTAAAGAAAATCCGCAATGTCCTTATACCAACCCGTCAAAGGCACAGGCTAAGGGAATGGAACACAAGGTAGGTAAATTAGGATAAAAAAAAGGATACCAAGATGAATATCAAAGTTCCTACTGGTATAAAATCTCCTACCGTAGTTATTATCGGTGGCGGAACTATGACTGGAGATGAAAAATCCAATAAGTTACAGGAAAAGCGTATGGACTTATTGGAAAAGAGACTTGACCAGCAATATAAAAAGACTACCTCTGGTAATAATGGTAAAGATTACGCCAAAGATATTGAATCTATCCAAAAGTCTTTTATCAATCGCCTTGATAGATTTATTACTCAAAGCAAACAAAGTATTTCAAGCCAGAACAGTAAATTGCTTGAGGCATTGAAAAAGACAGTCAATCAGAAAGTAAAAATAATCAAGGAAAGTTCCAATGGTTCTGACAATTCCGAGATTAAAACTTTTATCAAGAAGATTGATTCTCTTGAGGACGCTATAAGGAAGATTTCCCTTAAGACTGTTAATGTAAATCGTAGCGTAAAACTTGACGACTCTTTCCAGAAATGGTTTGAGAGGATGGAAAAAGCAATCAAAGATGCAAGACCGAGGATGTATCCAAGTCCGAGTTAAAAAAGTTAATTGGTTATTAGTTACCTTTTCTAACTAATCGATTCGCCATCGACTCGGCGTAAAAAGGGAGTAACAAATGGCAAACGAACAGGATGTAAAGGAGACCTCGTCCTCTCCATTGGCGGAAGCAATAGCTTCCTCGCCAGAAGCATTAGAACAACAGTCTCAAGAGGCGCAGACTCCAGCGAAAGAGGAGGTAACTCAAGAGCAGACAGAACAACAGGCGGAAGAAGAATCAAGAGTTCCGTATTCTCGGCTGAAAGAAGTTGTTGATGAAAAAAACTGGTATAAACAGCAATTGGAACAGCGTTTAGCCCAGCAAAATCAGCAACAACCTCAACAACCAGTTACTGACCCATATTCGGGTATGAATCCAGAGGAGGAACGATTTTGGAGGGCAGTTGACCAAAGAGCCGAAAAAATCGCCGAAAGGAAACTGGGGCAGATTTCACCAGTCATTGACGCAGGGAGGATGGAATTAGCAACTATGAAAGTTCAGCAATTCAGGTCTACACATTCAGATATTAAACCAAATTCTCCCGAAGAAATTGCAATCGCTGAACGCATATCTTCCGGTTATCTTCCTGAAGATGCCTACAAAGTGGTGATGTGGGATAAAAAGGTTGCCGATGCCGAGAAACAGGGGAACATCAACGTTAAGCAAAAAATAGAAGCCAAAAAACAAGCCAATGTTGAGCAACGTTCAATACCCTCGGGAGTTAATTCGCACGTGAAAGAGAAGTTGACTTTACGCCAAAGGATTGAACGGGATGCCGCCAATATGGAGTTTTAGGTTTCTATTAAATCGAGGAGTTTCTAATGGCAACTGGTAATAGTTCCTTCACAAAACTGATTACCACGACCCTTCAGAACCTCCCATCGGAAGTTTTTGACGCAGTTTCCACGAATAACGCACTACTTTATATGCTCCAAAAGAGGGGCAATTTAAAGATAGTGTCGGGTGGGCGGACTTTTACCCATCCTATTTACTACAAAGCCAACACTTCTTTTAAATCCTACAACAAGACTGATACCATTGATACGCCTTTAATGGATGATGTTACTCGTGCTGAGTATCCAATAAAGATAGTCGCTGGTTCAGTCGTGATTTCATTGCTTGAAGAAGCGATGAACTCAGGAAACAAAGAGAAGTTGATTGACTTGGTAGAGGAAACCGTAACACGCGCCAAAATTTCTATGGCAGAAGTTATGGGGGATCAGGTATTCGGTGACGGTGCCGGAGACAAGGATATTGATGGAATACGGTTCTTAATCAATCCTGCTCCAGATGGTCAAGCAGATGTAGGTGGCATTGATGCATCTGCGAGTGGAAATGAATATTGGAGAAATCAAATCGGAACTACTGCTGATTTTAATGCAACTACGGCTACATCTCTTGGCAAAATGTCAGCATTAGTGGCGGCTTGCACCTTTGGACGCCAAGGCCCGAGGTTGGTAATTACTACAAAGACCTTATATTCTGAATATGAGGCTATGTTGGCTGCCAATGTTAGATATGTTACGACTGAGTTAGCAGACGCTGGATTTATGCACCTTGCATACCAGACTATGCCACTCATATTTGATGACAATTGTCCGGCGGGTCAGATGTATTTCATTGACACGGACAACCTCTGGTTACAAGTATTGGCAAGAGGCAATATGGAATTAACGGATATGCAACCTTCCCATGACCAATTGATGCGGGTAGCGTTGATGTATCTATTTGGCAACTTAACGACTGGCTCACGCCGGACTAACGGATATCATCCGTGGTCATAATAGGAGGAATAAGATGAAAAAATATCTATTTATCGTCTTGGCACTCCTACTGATGGTCGGAGTAGCCAATGCAACAAACATACCACAAGAAACTGATCCAAAGAACTATCCTACTGTTTGGACTGAATTAGTCTATTCAGCTACAAACATTGCAACTGGTATGGTAGTAGTGTGGGATTTTGATACCTCGGATTCTGACGCTGGTTCTGTTTACGATGATATGTGTCCGTGGGTAAAAGTTTCCGCTACTGCGGATAGTGTATGGACTGCTGGAGTAACCACAATAGGAAAAGTAGGGGGAACTTATGCTATCCAAGCAGGTAGCATAGGCAGGATTATCATTAAAGGCCCTGCTCCTGTTCACAATAACGGAACAGCTGCTACTGTGAACACTATTTGTGCTTCAACAAGTGCTGGTTATGTAGGAGTTAATACGCCAAGCACAGATACTGCTTCTTTGGGTGTGGTAATAAAGGCTTCGGCTGCTGGTAATGATGTAGAAGCGGATTTAGGTGCAAATTCTTCGCTTATTTACATTGATCCAACACTGAATCCTTCAAGTTAACAAAACTGGGGGCGGGAATCCTGCCCCCTTTTGTCTTTATATGAGAATATTATTACTTTTAATTTTACTATTATCGGGTTGTGCCACAACTTTTCAACCTTCTGGTAATGACGGAAGAAAGACCGAATATTATTGGGCTAAACAAACCTGTTCTTTATGCCACAAACCTTGCGGGTATTTTAAGATTATGAATAAAAAGAAAATTGTATGTGCGGGTTGTTTTGAGAAAAGGTATAAATGATAAACCTTTTCCTTGTGTTCTTTTGTTTATTGCCCTGGGGGAGTTTCTTTTTTAAACAAGTTGATATTTGGCATAGCACAGGGCAATTCGTTCAGGTCGGTATCCTGATATTATTCTACTGGTCGTTCTTTGAAAAACCGAAATCAGTCCAGATATTAAACAGGGCATTGGGTTCATTTATCTGTTGGGCTGGATTGACAACCGCTTATGGTTGGATAACGGTATTCGCTACTTCTAAACATTATCCTATCAAGATATTTATGCCATTCTTTAATCTATTATGCCTGATATTGCTCTATAAGTTGATTGTGGAATACCTTGATGGCAAGAATATAGAAAGAATATTGAGATGGCTAAAATATAGCGTGATGTTACTTATTATTTACTGTACCTTGCAATATTTTAAACTTGACGAATTTTTTAGTGGGATAAATAACACTGGCGACCAGTTGGTAGGGACTATCGGGAATCCGATGCACCTTGCGGGGATGTTGGCGATGTGCCAACCCTTATTCTTCAAGAAAAGTTTTGAGAATATATTATCCCTGATTGTCCTTTGGTCGGTAATCTTATTGACAGGTTCTGCCACAGGGTTGATAGCGGGGATAGCAGTTATATTGTTCTGGTTATTTTTCAAGAAACGATTGGCGTTCACAATCGCCTCGGCAATATCGGTTCTTTCTCTCATTGCATTATATTTTTACAAAAGCAATTTTTTCTTTAACTCCGACAGATTCAGAGTATGGGGTTTGGTTTGCAAGGCAATAAAGGATAAATTTATCACGGGTTTCGGACTTGGGACTTATGGGATAAGCAATATAGGCGACACTAACATACATTGGCAGCATACTCATAATGAATACTTGCAGATTATTTTTGAGTTAGGTTCAATCGGATTAGTTTTGGTTCTTTGGTGTATCTGGGATTATTTTAGATTATTCAAGTCATTAAAAACAGATTTGACAATCAGGTTAGCAAGTATATTCTTCGGATTTTGTTTATTATGCGGAGTGACGTTTTTTAGTCATTTATGGATTACAAGTATTATTGGAATGATGGCATACGCAAGTTTATACGCAATTAAAAACACGGAGGTAGCGTGAGAACCCGTTTAGAAATCAGGAATAGAGTAGCAACCGACACAAGGGAAACACAGATAAATACTTCTATTGAAGAATGGATAAACCAAACATTGGCAGAAATCAATGACCCCGCCTGGGCTTTTGAACAAGTTATTGCTATGCGCGGATATAATCATAACTGGTCGTTCAATCGCAGGAAAGCAACTCTTATTGTTGGTTCTGGTATTTATACCAAATTATTACTTCATTGCGACGGAATTGATGCTTCGACTACCTTTATCGATGAAACAGAAAAAATAATAACCGCTAATGGAACCGCCCAAATAGACACTGCACAAAGCAAATTCGGCGGGGCTTCTGGGTTATTTGGTGGAGTTGACGCTTATTTATCAACTCCAGACCACGCTAACTGGAATTTTGGCATAGGAAATTTTACCATAGATTTATGGATTAGGTTCAATACGTTGACTAATGCTCAAATATTTATGGGGCAATACGAGGATGCAAATAATTATTGGTATCTTATGAAAGATGCCAATGCCAATGGCAATAAGTTGAGTATGAAATTCGTTGATGGCGCTACTACGAAAGGTAATTATGTTATGACAAGTTCGTGGTCGGGAGTGGCAATCAACACTTGGTATCATTTAAGGTTTGTAAGAAGTTCAGGGGTTGGGTATATATTTATAGATGGAACATCCCAGACTCTTACCGAATCTACCGCATTTTCGTCTAATGATGTAGGTGATATGTCCGCAGTATTGACTATCGGTCAGCAGAATTCTGCCAGTTATTTTGATGGTTGGATGGATGAAATAAGAGTATCCAAAGGCATAGCAATATCAACCGCCGATTTTACATCTCCGACAGATGCTTTCACTTATAGTGTGGATACGGAGTTCTACCAATTACCCAGAGATGTAGATAAAATATCTTTAATCAGGCAGACTGCTACTCCAATAAAAATCAGATTTATCCCAGACGATTTATTCTACGATTATATTCCTAATCCCACCGCCACGGGAAACCCCAAATGGTATCGTATATGGGAAGAAGAAGGTGTCAGGGTAAGGTTATCCTTTGATGACACAATTGAGGTAATTTCATCTTCGGCTTCTGATACTACCCAGACAATAAGGATAGTTGGTTATGATACAAATGGTTTATTAAGGACGGAAAGTTTAACATTAACAGGCCAAACCGTGGTTTCGGGGACTATTACCTATGATGCAGGAAAAGTATTAAGGGTATCAAAATCAGATAATACGACAGGTGTAATTACTGTAAGAAAAGCAACTGGGGATGTTACACTTGTCCAGTTAGCCCCCACTGAAAGGGCTGGACGTTTTAAGATTATTTCTTTATATCCCATACCTACATCAGCAATCACTCTTTACATAGAATACTTTACCACTATACGCAGATTAGAAGGCGACAATGATGTCCCTGATTTAGATGAGAAATGGTTATGGGTAGTCAGACTTGGCGCAATGGCGAAGGTATATCAATACCAGAATAAAGAAAGTCTGTTCAATACCACGCAGGCATTATTCGCTTCGGCGGTAAGAAGTATGGTAAAGGCAGATTTAGGGAATGTAGATTATATCCCTTATTTACGAAGTCAGTTGGATAGTATAGGCCAGAGAGATATTTTAGATTTGTGCGATTTACCGTTAGGCTAAATATGAAGAAATTATTACTTACATTATTTTTAGTATTATCTTTATCTTACGCAAACGCGCAGGAGAAGGCAAGGGTTTTTCCTGAACAGGGATTGCAGACCTTCCTCGGTCTCGATGATACTTCAAGTCCACCGATAGTAAAAGATGGCCGTGCCGCAGATATCCAAAATATCACCCTTGATATAACTGGCGCAGCTTCAAAACGCAATGGTTATGCGTTTCATTGCTTATTAGATACTCTTGCCTTAGTTGATGATTTCGAGGCAGTAACAGGTATGCACGAAATCTATGCCTCAACTGGTATTCGCACAAAGATAGCCACTTGTGGTAATAAGTTATTTGCTATCACAAAGGCAGGGGTAAAGACTGATATTACAAATGGTGTTACCATTACCGAGGGCGAAGATTATCAATGGTCATTCATTACCGCACTTGATTATGGAATAGGGACGAATAATGTTGACCCTCCGATTAAGACTCAAGGGACTTCCGCAACTACTTCCGCGCTTTCCTTTACTGGCCTTTCCAATACAGTTACCGATGCTAAATGTATTATTTGGTGGAAAAATTATCTCATCATTGGAAATACTACTGAAGCGGTAACTGGCGTTCATCCCACCCGTATCCGATGGTCTAATGTCGGTTATATTGAAACTTGGTCGAATGACGATTATGTGGATATTGCTACTTTAGGCGGTCAACAGATAGAAGGTTTTGCCACTCTTTATGATAACCTTTATATCTTTCTTACCGATAGTATCTATAAAGTATCTTTGGTCGGGGGCGATGAGTTAATAAATGTCAGCAAGGTAAGCGAGGGCATAGGTTGTATCGCCAAAAATTCAATCCAGAACATACAGATAGGAAATTCCGAAGGTCTTATATTCTTATCCAGGGACAAGACAATAAATTTCTGCGATGGCGTAAAGGTTCAGGAAATATCAACTAACATCAGTAATTTAATGGATGATTTATCTTCGGCTCGGCTTCCTTATGCGGTAAGCATAGATGACCAGGAAAACGCCCATTATTATTTGGCAGCGACTACCTCTGGGACAAATGATTTACTTTTAGATTTCCATTATGGCATAGGGGAATGGTCAAAACATATACAGATAGATGCAAATGCTTTCTGCGTGGCCAATGATAGCAATGAAAAGCCACAGATATATTTTGGGAATTACCATTCGGTAATATATCAGATGATTGACCCCGATAAAGACAGTGATGTGGGTGGGGATACTGGAACAATAACAAGCACGGGAACTTATGATACAGCAACCGCTACGGGACAAACAGTCTTATACGATACCTCTGCCAACTTTACCGCAACTGGAGTTATTGTAACTGGGGCGATAGTATCTTTTACATCGGGAACTGGAGTAGGGACAGAAGTAGTAATTACAAGTTCAATACCTACGGGACTTATGGTTACAGGGATTACTGTTACGGCTATCACGGGGACTACTTATTCTATTGGTGCAATAGACGCATACTACACGACTAAATGGTATGACACTGGTTCTGCGGTTATGCGCAAGAATTTTGGCGAGTTATTCCTTTGGGCTTCTGCGGATACTTCCGTAAATATGCAGGTTTATTATGCGACTGATTTCGCTAATACAATAACTTCAACTGATGTGGATATAGGCACAGAGGGTAGCCTTTGGGGGACTGCTATATGGGGAACAGATGTCTGGGGCGGTTCTGAAACCAAACTTTCAATAATACCCTTGAATGTTTCAGGCAGGTATATCAAGTTAAAATTCAGCGAGAATAGTATTGACGAACCGATGGATTTGCTTGGATACAATATTTTATTATGGGACTTGGATTATAAATAATGAGAAGGATTATTTGCGGATTCATTTTGGGAAGTCTATTAGTAAGCGGGATAAGTTATGCTTACAGAACCCCTAAACCGCAGAGGATTACCGACTTTAACCAGAACGGATTAGTAATACTTAATGAGAATTTAGAACAACTCTGGAATGTAACGAATGGAAGATACAATCTAAATATTACCACGAATAATCCCGATGGAAGTTTGCAGGGAAATGGGGGAGATATGGTTTTATTCAATAATAGTGGAACTTACTATCTTGAAATAAATACTACTGGGGCGAAAGTTTGGCGCGGGGTAGTCCTTACGAATACGCCATAGGAGATAAGATGAAAAAAATATTATTTGTTTTGATACTTTTATTACTTCCAACTTTTTTATATTCTGCACCGCCTTCCAGAGTTTATACTTATACAACAGGCAATAAAATCAATCCATCGGAAGTTACGCAGAACGAAGATGCTATTTTTAATTATCTATCAAGAGGTGTTGATAAATTTGCAGGTGCTATTGAAACTGGCAATATCCTTGATGGCACACTTACCAATGCGGATATATCGGGGAGTGCGGCGATAACTTATGGGAAGTTAAGTTTAACAGGCGGGATACTTAATGCCGACATATCTTCTTCGGCGGCGATAGTAGATACTAAATTAGCACAGATTACTACCGCTTCAAAAGTTCATACTTCTTCTATTACTGGTGGATTAACTTTACCCTCAGGTGCAGTATTCTTTATGATAACTGGTAGTTGTCCTACTGGTTCAACAGATGTTACTGCGACATATACAGGTAAATCTGTAAGAATAAATGCCACTCAAGGGTCAACTGGCGGTTCAGATACAGTAACAATATCAGAAGCAAACTTACCAAGTCATATTCACGCAGCAGGAACTTTGACTGGTGGGGCGCATACACATAGTCTTCCTTATAATACCACTGGCGGGGAGAATCCAGGTTTAACTACCCCCAGCACAGCTGGGTATGAGGGTGCCTCTCCTTCTACAGGTTCAGCTGGCGCAGTTGCAGTCACAGGTTCAACTGGAGCAATTGGTTCAGGAACGGCAACAACAATAACTAATCCTTATGTAACTTGTAAAATGTGTCAAGTGAATTAGGTGTTAGATGAACTTCTGCAAATCGCCAAATGTTAGAAATAATTAAAGACGAATTGGGAAATATAAAAGCATGTCTTGAATTTTATTCTGTTAATGAAAAAGGCGAGTGGGATTTCAAAGGAATTTATTGTTGGATAAATGAAGTTGCGGTTTCAAAATCATATCAGAATAATGGATGTTTAAGAAAGTTTGTAAAAATAATAACCTCCAAATATCCGCAGTTTCAGTTCGGATACTTTTGGCGACAGAATAAATATCCTGATAGAAAAATTAGGATATATCACAAGGCAAGATGGATGAAATTATTAAAATGAGAGATAAATTAGGCAGATTTGTAAAGGGGAAACATCCTTCTATTGAAACTGAATTTAAAAAAGGAAACAAGGGGTTTTGGTTGGGTAAAAAAAGATTAAATATGACAGGCAAAAATCATCCTATGTATGGAAAACATCATACCGAAGAAACAAAAGAAAAATGTAAATTGGCAAATTTAGAAAAACATCGTTCTCCAAAAACAGAATTTAAGAAAGGAATAGTTCCCTGGAATAAAAATAAAGAATTACCACAATTTTATGGTGATAAACATCCTAATTGGAAAGGTGGAATATTTCCCTGCATCGATTGCGGAACATTAGAAAAATCTCATTATGTAAAAAGATGTTTTGAGTGTGGAGTTAGATTTTATAAAGGTGAACATTCACCCAACTGGAGAGGTGGTTTATATAAATATCCATCAAAGTTTAATAAGACATTGAAAGATTTTATTCGTCGTCGTGATAATTGGAAATGTCAAAAGTGTGGGGCACCACAGGAAGAATTTATAAATAAATTACCTGTTCACCATATTGATTATGATAAAAATAATTGTAATTTTAATAACCTTATAACGCTTTGTAAATTATGCAATACAGAGGTAAATTTTAATAGAGAATATTGGACAAATTATTTTCAAGAAAAAATAGGAGGTCTAAAATGGGCGGGACAAAATCTGAAGTAATCCAACTTCCAACAACACCAGCTCCAAATCCATCGGAGACGTCAGCACAATCCCTACAAGCACAATTACAATATAATCCTCAATTATATGAGCAATATGCGCAGATGTATCAACAATATATGCCTCAATTAGCCGCCACTGATGTTTCTTTGCAACAACAGTATGCACCTTTAATGCAGGCACTTCAGCAACAGATGTATCCAGAACAAGGAAAATTAGTTGAAGCATTGGCGGGTCAAGCATTGGGTATGATGGGTTCGCAACAATATGCTACCCCAGAACAACAGGCTGCAGTAGATGCCATAAGACAACGGGAATCGAATAGATTATCGCAATCAATGCGTTCCCGTGCAAATCTCGGTGGGAATTTATATTCTGGAAACGCCCAACAAATGGAAAGTAGGGCACAACAAGAATTAAGTCAAGGATATGCGGCACAAGATATTGATAGATTAAGACAGCAACAACAAATGGCATTGCAATATGCGGCTCCCATAGCTCAAATAATGTATCCTCAAATTCAACAACCACAAATGCCAACATATACACAACCCGTAGTTCCTTCGGCTGACACTCTCTATAATGCCTATTATGGAGCCAGTCAGCCGAATTATCTATATCAACAAGGTTCTCAAAGTCCTCTATGGGGTTTAGCAGGTTCTGTTGCTGGCGGTATTAGTGGAGGATGGGCAAATAATTTCTTTAAAAAATAATTAGGAGGTAACAATGTCTATTCAAGTTTTACCCGCTCAAAGAACAGGTGGACAAGATTTTGTTGACGCATTTACTCCCTATATACAACTTGCTTTTCAAGCAATGATGAAACGACAATTAGAAGAGCAGCAACGCCAACGCAATATCCAACAGGCGCAACAAATGATGCCTGAAGCATTTACTTCTGATTATGAAGCGGCGACAAGAGGACAAAAAGGAGTTAATGTAAATTTACAACAAGGATACCAACCTACCCCTGAAATGTGGCAACAGATTTATCAAGGACAAACCGGTAAGACTACTGTGCCATCGCAATATATGAAATTTATGCCAGAACAGGCGCAGAAGTATCCGGGGATGGGAATAAACTTCCAGACTGGAGAGATGGAATATAAAGTGCCTTCAAATTTTGGCACTATGCCTATTATAAATATAACTTCGGAAGGTAAGGCTGAACAGATAGGAACAGCCCCGAAAGGTGCAAAAATAGTAAGTGGAATGGGTGAACCAAGTCCCGCACAACAAAAATTTGAAGCAGAACAAAAAGAAAAAACACAGCAATTAGAAGAAAAATCTCAATTTATTAAAGACTCTGCATCTGATGCTCTTAATACAATAGGTGAGATTGAAAAGGGTATAGGGCATTTTGGTTTATTTGGACAACTTCCTTCAATTCCAGGAACTGAAAGATATACCTGGGAAACAAATATAAATAAATTATTATCTGGAAAAATGATTGATTTAATGACTAAAATGAAAGAAGCAAGTAAAACAGGTGCTACTGGCTTTGGACAATTAAGCGAGAAGGAAGGACAAATATTACGGGAAGCATCTACGGCATTAAAAAGAGGTCTTACTCCAGAGAAAGCACAAGAATATTTGAATAGTATGAAAGCGACACTTCAGAAAGTAATGCAAGGTGGACAGCAACTACAACAAACAGGTTTAGAATATCAGAAATATTTACAAGCAATCGGAGGTCAATAATGCCTCTCACACAAGAACAATTCCAAAAAGCAAGAGAATCAGGTTTTTCTACCGAACAGATTATTGAATTTGAAAAAAGAAGAATAACAGAACAACCACAACAATCAATTTCTCAACCTCAAATTTCGATTCAAGAACAACCTCAAATTCCACAACAGCAACCGCAAGAACCATTTTATAAACGGATGATGCAACCATCTATCTTTGGCCCAATCGGACAGGCATATCAGGGTATCCCTGAAAGTATTAGAACCAGATTACAAGAATCAGGATTATTTGGGCCATTAGGAACTAAGGGAGGGCAACAAGTTGTTTCTGCACCTTATAATATCGCCAAAGGAATAACTGGATTTGCCCAAGAACAACTTAAAAGAATACCGAAAGTTAAAGAAGCATATCAAACACCACAAGCCCTCGGTATGTATGGGCCATTGGGAGTTGGCGCGGGTTATTTGATGAAACCCGAACAGAGAGAAAAATTCGCCACAGGAACTATCTCTGAATTAGGCGGGATATACGGAGGTGGAAAAATATATCAGGGGTTATTTAATTTTGTAAGTAAATTCAAGAATTGGCTCAATCCTAAAAATCAAATTAAATTAGCCGAAGAAACAAGAAATAATTTAATGCAACAGAAAGATAAAATAATAGAAAAATATGGAGATGCTTACAATCGTATTATAAAACAATCCAATAAACAAATATCAATACAAGAACCTTTATTAAACTTGATTGATGAATCAGATGATATAGTCAATACCTTAAAAGGGAATCAAGAAGTTTCAGAGGCACTTGCAAGGGGTGAACCAAATGCCAAAAGGGTAATGAATATAGTCAATACCTTTATGGAAAAACCCCAAGAAATACAAAACTTATCGTTGCAAGAAGCGGATGGATTAGTCAAGTATATTAAAAATTTACCAGGGCTTAGGGGAAAATTTGCAAGTCAATATAAAGGTAGGCAGGTAGACTTTACTAATGCTGAACGTGTATTAAATAATTTTGCTAATGATATTAAAGCTCAAGTTTTAAATCAAGCCCCAGAGATGACTATGGTCAATAGGGAATACGGAACATTTATGTCTAATTACAAACAGATAAGAGGGTATCTAAAATGGAACAATGCAGTAACCAATATGAAAAATATACATAAATTAGACCCTGCCATATTAGATAAATTTCAACAGATGTTGCCACAGAATTTATTGAAGAATGTTTTACAAATGAATAGAACAGTCAGAAATGCAGAATTATTAAAAAGAATAGGAATTAGGGTAGGAGAAGGCGCAGCATTAGGAGCAACCGGATATGCTATTTATAAGGGTGGGAGACGATAGGAAAAATAATCACAATGGCTATTCCCAATATTATCCAAAACCAAAAATTATTTAATATCCACATAGTATCAAAAGTATACATTACATTTTCTAAAATGCAAGGAGAATAAATATGCCATTCTTACGCAATGAACAGCAGGTGTATTCAAGAAATCAAGGTCTAAAATATCGCGCCTCGTTTACCGCCGAAAATCAAGTAGAGTATGAAGGTTGGGCAGTTGATAATGATGCCGCAGAGGGAGATTTGAAATGGCAAATTTTAAAGCACACATACCTTTCAGGCAATCTAACCGCGAGTAACTGGGCTTCTTCTGGCGGTCATTCTACTGATGATTTTATATTTAGTTGGACTTTGAAAGCTAATTACTTTTAAACCTATGAAAAAACTATTCTTATTATTATTCTTAATTCCAACCTTAGTTTTCGCACAAGGTGGTGGAGGTTCAGGTTCTCATATTACATCAGAAGCACAACATCCACTTCGCCATCGTATCGGAAGAATACTCATAGATGAAGATATAGATACTGTTCCCTATGGTCTTATTGCCACAGGTATCACGGTAACAAACGGGGCAACCGCTTCAGGCATCATTATTATCAAGGAAGATTCTGATGATGGCGTTAATTACGCTTCTTTTACCGTTCCTGCCTTAACAGATAATACAGTTTATATTTTACCCACCGACGATGGTAACGCAAATGAAGTCTTATCAACTAATGGTGCCGGTGTCTTGGATTGGGCGGCCGCAGGTGGTGGTGCTCCTACCGATGCCGATTACCTCGTAGGCACTGCTAATGGCTCTTTATCCGCAGAAATTGTCGTCGGTGCAACCCCGGGTGGCGAATTAGGTGGCACTTGGGCTTCTCCGACCATAGATGATAGTCTTGCGGTAACAAACTGGAATTTAACAACGCCTACCCTTACAACCTCAGCCACAGTAACAGATGCCTTTACTCTTGGCTTAGGCACAGGCAAAGGGTTAATCCAGTTTGATGATGAGACGACTGATTTTATATCTTTGCTTAATGCTAATGTGGGAATAGGAACGGCTACTCCAGGTTACAGATTAGAGGTACCGTGGTTATCTGGAGATACAACTACTACGGCTTATTTTGGAAGTAGCAATGCAAATAATAACCAGACTGCTATTTATGGAAGGTCTTATTCAAATTATGCTGTCTATGGGCAAAGCACGAGTAGTTTAGGTGTTTATGGCGTTAGTGTAAGTGGTTATGGTGTTTGTGGCGTTAGTTCAAGTGGTTTTGGTGTCTACGGTATTAGTTCAAGTGGCATTGGTGGATATTTCTTAATCAATCCAACTTCTACAAATACCACAGTTGAAATAATGAGATTAGGAAGAGACACATCAGAAACAGCCGCAGCAAATATTGGTGGTGCGATAAATTGGTATTTAGAAGATACCGTCGGAACAGCAGAACTCACAGGCAGAATATCAAATATATTGACTACCGCAACATCTGGTTCTGAAACTTCTGCTTTTACTTTCTGGACAAGAACAGGTGGTGCAGCGATTGCAGAGGTATTGAGAATCGATGGTTCTGGCAACGTCGGCATTGGCACTACGGCACCATATAGTTTACTTGACGTTTCTTCAATAACTGGTGGTGTTTTTACCTTATCAAGATATGACACCTCTGTAACTGCTGCTGATGTTTTAGGTCAAATAAACTTTTGGTCAAATGATACTTCAACGACTACAAATCCATTGGCAGCGCAAATACAGGTTACAGCAAAAAATACAATCGCAACCGATATAAACCCTGGCGTGATGAAGTTTTATACTACGCCAACTGGAGTGGCGGCGGCACTCACATTAGCACTAACTCTTGATGAAACACAGGCGGCGACCTTTGCCAATACGGTAAATGCGACTACATTTGTAGGTGCTTTGACAGGCACAGCTTCAGGAAATCTCACCTCTGCAAGTATAGACACTTCTGCCGAATTATTAGCAATCGTAGGAGATGAAACTGGTTCTGGTGCTGGGACTCCTTTATTGGTATTTAATCAATCGCCCGTTTTAGTAACCCCCAATATCGGAGTAGCAACAGCGACAGCGAACATAAAAGGCGAGCCGAAGCATTGGCATATTTCAATAATCAATCCCAATGGTGCTGTTACTGCCTCTACTATAATCCCGATTTGTAACCTTACCGATGCGGCATTGACGATAACCAGAATTACGGTTTCTACTTCTTCTGCCTCTTATGAAGCCGCATTTGATTTGAAATGGGCTGACGCAAGGATAGGATTAGGTAATGCGGCAGTATTGCATATATTAGACACTACGAGTGGTGTCTCCGATACAGGTGCAGAAACTCTTGCAGTTGCTGCAGGAAAATTTGTGTATTTATCTTTCGACTCCGCACCTAATGCTTTGATGACAGATATGGTGGTGGATGTAGATTATGATTACGACTAATAAGGAGGCAATATGTTAACAGCAATAGTTACAAAGAAATCAGTTATCAATCCGCAACCTAAGTTATTTATCATTACCTTCAATCTATCGGTCAGCGAAGGAGCAACAACAGTTATCAATCAGGATTTTTCTACAGAATATCGGACAGGGGAAGCTATTTCAAACAGGATAAATGATGTTACGGGAAAAATGCAAGAAGTGATAAATTGTTATAAGGCGGCTCAGGTAATATTTAACAATGCACAATTAGATAGTGCGGTGAGCACAATAAACGGAGGGCTTTCATTATGAAACGGATAATTAGTTTAATCTTCGTAGGATTATTTTTATTCGCCAGCACTTGCTATGCCGCAGACACCATAACTGTTCTCGATGGTATCCAGTTTGCCAAGCCCGCAACGGCAGATGTCTGGACTTTAGATACTGCGACACTAACGCCAGTAGTAACTTATACAGTAGTTTTGCCTCCTACTGCTTCGGGAGCAAGGGTTATTTTTAATTCAGCGGAATCGACTGCGGCAACCAGATTTCACGTTAGGGTTAAATTGACAAAACTTTCAGGCATAAGCACTTTGGCTAAGACAGAAAATACGCAGGCTCTTGAGTGGTCATTAGTAACACCACCAGAGGTCTTGGAGACGGGGGCTATTGATGTTTCGGGTGGATATGAGAATACATTGCATATTGACTGCGTTCTTACTGATGTTACGGCTTGCACAGCAGGAGTTGAAATTATCGTTCAGGTAAGAAGTGAGGCGTCGCTTGATGAATGGACAGACTTAACACGATTTGGTGGTCCAACAGGAACGGCATTTCAATCAGATTTTGTCGGGACAGCAAACGATATCGGGGATACTACCTTGGATGTTACTAATCCAGCAACAGGAAACCTTGACCACGTTGGGAAATTTATATTCTTAGAGGATACCGCAACCATAGCCCAATGTGAAATAGCATTTTTAGTTTCACAATCAGGTAATTAAGTTATGCGTAAAATAATTTCTTTATTTTTAGTCTTTATTCTTTTCTGTCCTTCATTCTGTTATGCAGAAAGGAATAAACCCCCTCTTGGCTCTCAAATCAACTGGTCTCACCCTCTCTCCAAAGGTCTTGTAGGTTGCTGGTTGATGAATGAGGGGGGAGGGAATAAAATCAATGATATTGCTAGAAAAAATAATGGGACTAATAGCGGGGGGACTTGGAATACCACAACTAAAGGAAAGGTATTATATTTTAATGGGAGCAGTTATGTAAACTGTGGTTCTTCGGGTAGTATAAATAGTATTTCTACGGCAATATCATTAGTAGCGTGGATTAAAACAAGTAGTTCTACTAATAGCATACAAATAATTTCACATGATGGAGTTGCAAGTATACCCGTAAGATGTTGGGACCTTGATATATACGTAAGTAAGTTACAAGCTAATTTTTGGGATAGTACAGGTAATCGGAGTTATACTGATAGTCTCACTACAGTAAATGATAATGTATGGCATTTTATAGTAGCAACTTGTGATGCTAAGGGAGATAGAAAAGCAAGAGTATATATTGATGGAAAATTGGACAATACAGGAACGCAGGGCAATTTTTATGATTTGAATACCTCATTAACAAGAATGGTTTATATTGGTGCAAGAGATTATACAACAGCATGTTATTTTACAGGTTATATCTCTGATGTTTGTGTCTACAACCGTGCCTTATCCCCCCAAGAAATACAGCAACTCTATATAGACCCGTATTGTTTTATTAAGAAACCTTCATTAATAGATTGGTTTAAGGCGGTAGTAAGTGGCGGTTACACAGGTCAAGTTTTCGTTGTGTCTGACTGACATGTTTACTTTATTTATAAAATTATGGCTCAAATTCTTTGAATGGCGGAGTAAATTTAAAAAGAGATTCGGCGATAGAGAAGACCATATGGGGATGAGGAAATAGGAGGATTTATGAACTTCTTAGGTTTTGAAATAAAATTGGCGGGGGGCAATAGTAAATATGTAAAAAAAGATGATTGCCATTTTGCTATGGATAGTATCAATAAACGTTTAGATGACCATAATTCAGCCATAAATGTTCGTGTAGATGACCTTATTGGCAAGGTTGATATGGTCGTAGATTTGCTCAAAAATGGAAAATGAGAGGCGCATAAATAAATGCGAATGTGGCAGCACAATGTTTTATAGGGAAGGAAATTTAATCATCTGTGCCAAGATAGAATGCGATAGAAAATGGCCGATGAAACGAGAAAAGGACAAAGATATTCCTACATTCAAAGAATTAAGAGAACCTTTTATCTGATGGTTGAATGTTTTGGAACTATGTATCAAGGAATTATGAGAGATGAGATTATGAAGAATAAATTTGTAACTAATAAGATTTGTCCCACTTGCCTAACGCATACTGTAATGAAAAAAACTAAACGGGGATTAGTGTGTTGCGAGTGTGGGACTTTAGTGGAGGAAATTAAAAAGGAGGGAGTATGAACATAATGGCAATAGTGCAATGGTTTCAGACAAACTGGGCAAATATCGCAAATGTGATAGCATATTTAATTGCGATAGCGTCTATCATAGTGAAATTGACCCCGACTCTGAAGGATGACAATATCCTATTGGGGATTATCAAGTTTATCGGAAAATATATCGCACTTAACAAAACCGTAACTGACGAAGATAGACCAAAATAAAATGGGTTGGGTATCACTTGCGATTGCGGTTATCACGGGAGTAACATTACTAATAAAATATCTCCTTAGTGATAAACGGAAAATAGCACAATTAAAAGCGAGGCAATATGAATTGGAACAGAAACTCCGCAAGGCACTGGCAGATAATAATACTGTTGCTATCAGCCAGTTGTCTATTGAACTTGAACGGGTGCGCCTGGAACTCAAAGGTTATTCTGACGCAAAATGAAATGCGCCCTATTATTCCAAAAGGCACTACCTATAAAGCCTTATGGGACGGCAAGGTTCAGGATTTAATCGCAGAGGCAGACAGGGTTACTATGCCAAAGGGTGATTATTTGGACTTACAACAGAAGGCGGATAAGTGCCAATGAAAATCCTCTTGATATTAGGATTATCAATTTTGAGGATTATGTCATAGATGTTATTTATATTGCAGATATCATAAACTAATATGAAAATTTTAATCTGGTTACTCCTATCTTTAATTTCGGGATGTTTATACAGACTTGGTGGCATAGGTAAGCCCTTCAATACAAAATATCGTGATATTGGCTGTCCTTTAGTGCTTTTAGGGGCAGTAATAGCCTTATTTGGCTTAAAATGGACATCCTGGTGGGTATACCTCGCTACTTTCGGTTTATCCTGGGGGGCATTGACTACCTATTGGAAGAAAAAAGGCGAAGATGCTAAATGGTGGAATTGGGCATTGCACGGTTTCTTTGTAGGTCTGTCTACAATTCCTTGTATGTTTTTAGGCATATCCTTGTATGTTCTATTACTTAGAACAGTTGTGCTATCTTTTGGAACAATGCTTTGGTCGGAATGGCAAGGCAATGTTTTCTGGGAAGAATTTGGCAGAGGGTTTTTGATTATAGTAACGATACCGATATTATTGATTTAAAGCGTGGCAATGGCTTGCGTGTGTGTTCCCCAAAATTTGGTGATTCGTCAAGTGTATGAAATCTGAAACGTTACCCAACGCAACCGATGCGAAAGTTCGGTGAAAAGATACCGCATAAATGTCCACTTTTGTTTAATGTCCACTAAAAAGTGAACATTAACCCATTTCTCTAAAATGAAACACCACAAGATTAAAATCACTCTCGTTGATAAATTAGAAAAATAGGACAGATGACCCATAAGGGTAACATAGGCGTAATTGGAGATACACACGAGCCTTTTTGCCGACTTGATTATTTAAATTTCTGCGTAGAAATCTTTGACCGTTGCAAATGTAAAATAATCATTCATATTGGCGACTTAGTAGATAACCACGCAATATCCTACCACGAACACGATCCAGATGGTAAATCCCCGGCAGACGAAATGAATGAGGTAGATAAGTATTTAAAAAGATGGTTTGATGCCTTCCCAGATGTATATCTTTGCTTAGGCAATCACGATAGGTTAGTAGAAAGGAAATCCAGGACATTCGGGTTGCCAAGTAGAGCATTAAAGACCTTTAGGGAGATGTGGCATTTACCTTTGGGTTGGCAAGATAATTTTAGTTGGGAATTTTACGGGGTAAGATTTGTTCACGGAACAGGATTATCTGGCCCCAATGCACATATCCGGGCCGCAGAACAAAACAGGCAAAGCACGGTAATAGGTCATACCCACTCAACAGCAGCCACTAATTATCTTGTAAGCGAGAATGACAGGATATTTGCTATGAATGTAGGTTGTGGAATAGACAGAAATACTTATGCTTTTGAATATGGCAGATTTCTACCCAAGAAACCTGTTCTTGCATGCGGAGTGGTTACGGATAAGGGTAAATATTGCCAAGCATTTCCGATGGATTTATGAAAACCTTTGACCGTCCCGAAGCATTGGAAGGATATACCCCGAAACTAAAAACTCCCTGTGGTTCACTTTATCTTACTCTTAATGAGTGTGATAACAAACTCTGCGAAGTCAGAGTTACTATGGGCAAGTCTGGAACTTGTATGAACATAATGCTCCAGACTATCGCCTTGTTAATTTCAGTAATGTTACAGTCTGGGATAAACAAGGATAAGATAAAAAAAGTCCTGCTCAATCAATTTGAGGGCAACTGCGGTAATACTATCTGGTATGGGGGAGAAAGATACCATTCGTGCATAGATTTTATGATAAAAAGGATATTGGAGGATATGGCCTCTAGGGGAGAGATTAACCTTGAAGAAGAAGAAATTACCCAACAAACACAAGAGAAAGCATAGTAAAAGGGTAATATCTTACTATACATTCGGCAGGGAAACAAGGGATTGGTTAGGTAAACCCTAAATGTTCATTATTCAGCAGACATTTGAATATACTGAACATTAAATACATCTTTTGTCATTTACCACCTTGCTATATAACAGAATTTCTAAATCCTGGATGTTAAGTTACCATATTTATGGTAAGAATAGACCATATATAACGAATTGTATGAAATGGGCATAGTTACTAATGACAAATCCTTAATATATAGGTATCATCAAAGACCTACCGTAGATGAGTCTATCCAGAATAATCTCTATTGCAAAATGCACTTCCCTGCTATAAAAAAGGTAAGATGTGGAAGGATGACATTTTGCCCTGCCTGTAAAGGTAAACAGATTTCCCTACCAAGTGGTAAACCAATAAAATAATAGAGGTGCTCCTTACTTAAAAAGTAGGGTAAAAAATAGTTTCCGACGCTGTTTTTTATTTTTCTTGACAAGTGGAGAGAATATAGTATAATTACCACTGATGATAAAAAGAGAGAGTTTCAAGATAAATTCAGAGTTATTAGACCAAGTGCGAACATTAAAAAAAAATGATAGGGGTTCTATTACTTGGCATTTAGAAAGAGCGTTGAGAAATTATTTAATTGCGAAGAAAATCCTAAAGGAGTAGTTAATGAAAGACCTGCTGATGAAACATATTATTAACCTTACTCCTGGTAAGTGTGAAAAAGGTCTGCAAGTTCATAAGAGCAAGCAGATTTTTTTTATCCTCAGCAGGCCACTTGCCAGGAGTTCTTTTATTGTGAGGTTAATATGGGAGAATATTCAGAACTTTTAGTTTGTCCGAAATGTAAAAAAGAATATCTTTTTGTGGTAGGTATGCCGATGGAAGTTTGCCCAGATTGTTATAGAAAATTGCCTGATTATTTAGAAAGAGTTAGAAATAATCATTTAAGAGTGCGAGGTGCGCAATGACCCCCCCTAAAGATTATGAAGTCCCTAAAGAATTTAATTGGTGGATACCTATTGCACTAATCGGCTGGCTATTATTTTTTATAGTTTTATGTCTTTGGCTACTTATTCCAGATTTAGAGGCGCAGGAAATTTCTTGGCAGAATTTCAATAATGAACAAATCGTTGAGGCAATAGGCAAGGCGGAAAATTCTGTTAAATTTCCTTATGGCATTAAGAGTATCCCGACCTATGGCAATAAGGAATTAGCTCGTAAATATTGCTTAAACAGCGTCCGTAATGGCAGGGCAAGGTGGATTAGGGCAGGGCGACCATTAGACTTGATAGAGTTTATTTCAAGGCGGTATTGCCCGCCTAAAGCGCATAGGTTGAATGTTAATTGGGTAAAAAACGTAAAATATTGGCTTATAAATGGATAAAGAATATTATCAAAATAATAAGAAAAAACTACTTTTACAAATGAAAGAATATTATCAAAAAAATAGAAAAAGAATTTTGCTTCGGGTTAAACAATATCAAATTAAGGAAGGTATTTTAAATGGGAAAGGAAGTGGAAATTATATTAGAACACCTGAGAGTAATTTAAAAAGAAGTCAAACAGAAAAAGGGAGAATTGTTCCAATAGAAGTTAGAAAAAAAATAAGTATTGCACATAGAGGAAATAGATCTCATAGATGGCAAGGTGGTATTACTCCGATATTAGAAACTGAACGACGAAGAATAGAATTTAGATTATGGCGTGAGGCGGTATTCTCAAGAGATAATTGGACTTGTCAGCAATGTAAACAGAGGGGTGGTAAATTGCGAGCTCATCATATTAAATCTTTTGCTAAATATCCTGAGTTGAGATTTGCAATAGATAATGGAATTACTTTATGCGAAAAATGTCATTTCAAAACAGATAATTATGGCGGAAAATCTAAAGACTTATAACCTTAAGTATTTTATTGGGAGGGGAAGATGAGAACAATAACTCCGACAGGTTGTCATTGGTATGCTTATGAACATATTGAAGGCGGAATTCATCCCAAGAGATATTTTAGCCCAGAAGATATTACGGAAGCAAAAGATAGTCCTTTTGTAAAAGAAGTTAGAGGCCCAATTGAAGGGACAAAAGAAGATGCACTAAATTTATTTAAAGACTATCCCCCATCTTCCGAAAGTGAGGAGAGATGAGAAAAATCATAATGTTAAAAAATGATGAAAGATTGGGATTTAAAAAAGGAGAAGTCTACGAAGTTGAACCTTATCAACTTGACCCAGATGCAAAATTATCAGCAATAAGGAAAATTCCTGATGATGGTATATACGGTAGAGATAGTGGATTTAATGTTTATCGGTCAAGTAGAGGCGAAGAATGGGATTGGTTACTCTAATATTCCCCTTCATCCTAAAAGGTAAGGAGAGATGAATATTGAAGATTATAAATGCCGAGTAAGGCAATTAGAAAAATTGGGTTGTAGCGGTTGCAATGAAGAAGTATATACTTGCGATATTTGTAGGGAATATTTGATGATGGATTGCTTTGTTGCTTGTATTCCAGATGGACGACATTTATGCGAAGATTGTTTTGAGGATTGGTGGCATAATCAAGATGAAGAATTAAACTTAAAACAACAATTAAAACAAGGAGAATTAGATTGATTTACTACTCCCAAAAAATAACTACTCTTAAACAAGCCATAGTTTTTTTAAAATGGTGTCGTGTTATTCATTGGCGATACGCTAAACACCCGAAATGGTGCAGGGGAAATTTGGGTAGCCAAGACCATCATCAATATGCGGTTAGGAAATATACAGAGATTATAAGGTTATTGGAGAGCATTATAAGATATGGATAAAGTATCCGATTTGAATATAAAGGAATGGCGACCAAGTATCCCTACTTCCTTACTATGTAAATGTCCTTATTGTAATAATATTCCAGAAATTGATTATATTGTTGATGATAAATTCTGGAAAAGAATAATACCTAAAAGGTATCGAACAGGAGTAGTTTGTTTAAAATGTTTTTATAAATTAACTCGCCCAATTCATTCTTCTGAAGAATGCTTTTCTCATATCAAAAAGATTTATTATGCTTGTGAAGGTATAACATTAAAATTAAAAATAGAAAAGATATTTAGGAATCCAGATGATAATGCTCCCCTTCATCCTAAAAGGTAAGGAATGAATATGCTAACTCTCATCCTAAAAAAACTTAAAGAGAGGAAGGAAATATATGAATAAACATATTGGCACAGTAATTGACAGCAGTTATTTTCAATCTTATCACATCATTAAAGGAAATAATGTTTACCAAAAAAGGATATGCCCTCATTGTATGGAAGAAGTGGAAGAAGGATTTGAACAATTAGATAAGGATGGAAGAAGTAACGGTTTTGCTGGTGCACTTCCACATATTTGCGAGATGTTTAAAATACTTACTGCACGAGGCGATTATGCTATTACTACTGAACATTTAAAGTGCCCCAATTTAGAATGGGGGCAATTTATGTTTATAAAATGCTAACCATACCTGAACTGATGAAGGAATCGGAAGGGAGGTGAGGATGGGCAGATATGTCTGCGGTAAGGGTAAATTGGTTACAATCTCAAAAGCTAATAAATTCTGCTTAATAAAAAGATGTAACCATTTGCTGGTTCAATTCAAGACAAGAAAATATAGACAAGTAGTGCCAGTAGGTATGCTGGAAAATAAGGGGTGTTAAAATGGAAGAAGAAAAAGGATTACAAGTTCAAGCGTTAATTGAACCAATGGCTCTTGGGGATGTGTTTTTCAAAAGTGGCATGTTCCCCGACATTAAGAGCCAAGCACAGGCAGTTGTGAAGATTTTAGCAGGTAAGGAATTAGGTTTATCCCCGATGGAAGCGATGAACAGTCTTTATATGGTCAACAACCATATAGCGATTACAGCCAAAATCATCGCCTCCAAAATCAAGAAATCCGGCAAGTATGATTACACGGTCAACAAACTAGATGATAAGGAATGTTCTATCTCCTTCTTTGAAATCAAGGGTGACACCAAAGAGAAACTTGGAGATAGTGTGTTCACTTTTCAGGATGCAGCGAAGGCCGGACTTGTCAACAAAGATAACTGGAAGAACTATCCCAAGAATATGTTATTTGCCCGGGCCCTCTCCAATGGTTCTCGTTGGTATTGCCCTGATGCAACAACAGGATTTTACTCTGTTGAGGAATTGGAAGACATAGGGGATATTAAAAAAGAGGAAGTGATTACCATTGATTCTGCTACTGGGGAGGTGAAAAAGAATGGCGCAACAGCGTAGGCAATACGAAAACCCTTACCCTTCCGTTACCGAAGTCTTGGGTGTTCTTCGTAAGATTGGCCTTGAAAATTGGTTTAAATATAACACCGCCAAATTCTGCAACGAAGAAAGCGAAAAAGGGAAACTCATTGGAACACAGATACACGAAGGGATACATTCGCTTATCCAGACCGGAAAAATCAAAGTTGCTACTGAATATGCGGAGGAAGTTACCAATGCCCTCAAAAGTTTTGTTGAGTTTCGCAAAACTAAACCCGACATTAAACTCAAAAACTCCGAAATTCAGATGACAAGCGAACTATATCATTATAACGGGACTTTGGACTGTATCGCCGAGGATGGTTCGCTTATCATTATGGACTGGAAAACTGGGAAGTGCAAAACAAAGGATAAGCCTGATATTTACGATGAGTATAAATATCAGGTTGCTGCTTATGTCTATGCCTACAACGAAATCAACAAAACTAATATAAACAAGGCGATTATCCTTTGCCTTGCCAAAGACAAGGTAGCGTATAACGATTATACGATGGAAGAAAAAGAAATTAAAGAACATTTTGAGAACGCCTTTTTACCGGCGCTCAAAATATGGAATCACCAACATAACGGAAAGGAGTAACAATGCAAGACGATATGACCGATGATGTCGGAAAGAACAGATGGTTACCTGCGGAAGGTTTTGTTGATGTAGAAGTAGTCAAGATGATAGAGGGAATGAGCAAGACAGGAAATTCCAAATACACCATTGATTTTGTTTCTACTGTTAATTATGGCGATGGGTTACAACAGGATTTGACGAATATCCCCGGCAAGCGTTGGTTACTGCGCCAGTTATTAGAGGCTTGTGGAATAGAACCCGAAATTGTCGTTGACCCGGAAACCGACAAAGAACGCAAGATTTATAATTGGGAAATTTCTGATGTGGAAGGCAAGACCGTATCCGCCAAAGTTGAACACGAACCTAATGACTGGATTGATAGAAATAATGTAGAACATCACGATAAGAGGGCCAAATTCGTGGAGTTCAAAAAACTTTCGGTTGAATGACAATAGACACCACCAAAAACTTATCGGCTAAGACTCCATTCTATTTTATTGACCGAAACTCCAATGGCGTAGTCTATCTCTGTGTGAAAAATCCTAATTTAACTTGTAGATGTTGTATATTTTGTAAGTGTTGTCAAGTGAAGGATGAGGATGATGCAAACTGATTTATACCACGAACCTACCCAACAAGAATTAGTCTATGAGTTTATAAAGACGAAAGGTAGGGTCAAGACACACGAGTTGAATGAATTTGCTACTCGTACCCATATTAACGATCCACAGACAAGAGCAAGGGAACTAGGCCGCGCCGGTAAGATTTGGCGGATGAGTAAGTACTTACAAACCTGTCTATATGGGAAGATAGGAGAACAGATTTGGTCAACGTACGAGGCAGATAAATAATGCGGTAGAAAGGAAGGAATAGGGATGGCAAGAATTAGAACAATTAAGCCAGAATATTGGACAGATGGCGATATGCTTAAACTTTCCCGCGATGCGCGGCTTTTTTACATAGGATTATGGAATTTCGCTGATGATAATGGAGTTTTAGAGTATGATCCAGTATCAATTAAGGCCCGGATATTCCCAAATGACCGAGTTTCTGTGGATAAGCTGTTGAAAGAATTGGTTGATATGAATAAGGCAATCATCTATGGAGTGGAAAAAAGGCAGTATATTTTTATTAAAAACCTTGCAAATCATCAAGTTATAGATAGACCACGCAAGAGCCATCTGCCTATGCCTGATAAAAATCAACTGAAATCACTTGAAATCAGTCTAGGAAGGAAGGAAGGGAAGGAAGGGAAGGAAGGGCCTCGCGGCCAACTCTCTGATGATGAATTTCTTAAAGACCTAAAAACAAACCCTGTTTATAGGGGGATAGATATTGATCGGGAGTTAGGAAAGATGGATGCCTGGCTATCTACTCATAAGGGCAGGCAAAAAACAAGGCGGTTTATAGTGAACTGGCTTAATAAAATAGATAAGCCGGTAGAATACAAGAAACCAGAATCTAAAATTGAAAAACCTGAACCCATAAACGAAGAGGATCGCGAGAAGGTAGCCGCGCTTATTCATGAAACAGCGCAGAAATTAAAGGCAAAATAATGGAAGAAACTGGATTTTGTTGGAATGAAGGCAAGCCAATTAAACAAGGTCTGTTTTGCGATAAGAAATGCGAACGACAATATGAAATGAAGCAAGAGCGTTTGATTAAAAAAGGCAAGAAGGCCGGATATGGTTTGGCCGGTAGCACCCACTAACCTAACAGGAGGGAATGATGAAGATAAAAGGACTATCAATACATTGCCACCACGATAACTTGTTTGAGTATTGCTACGATTATGATGAACGGGTAGAGGCTATAAAGCAAGATAAACCCAAGAATGAGCAAGAAATAAGGTTGCGATTATTTAAGATGTTACCACAAGAGGCGATAACGGAGTTACCCAAAGGTTTAGTTAAGGCATACGCTGAACGGCAGAAGGCAGACGCTGAATGGGAGAAGGCATCCGCTGAATGGGAGAAGGCATACGCTGAATGGGAGAAGGCATCCGCTAAATGGGGGAAGGCATACGCTGAACGGCAGAAGGTATACGCTGAATGGCAGAAGGCAGACGCTGAACGGCAGAAGGCAGACGCTGAACGGCAGAAGGCAGACGTTGAATGGCAGAAGGCAGACGCTGAAGCCTGGCATAAGAAATGGTGCGGATGCGAAGAATGGAACGGAAAAGAAATTCTTTTTAAGTAACAGGAGGGAAATATGAATAGAGAAATAATAGTGAAGGTTTTAGATAGACATTTACCGTGGTTACCAGAAGCTTTAGAAAGATTAGCGGATGAGATTATTGCCGAGTGTGAGAAATTAAAACCACATTATTGTATCTGCTCAGTCCCCTGCCTGCATTATGAAGGTTATTGTTATGTCGGAGATTGCTTGAAGTGTGGGTTGCCGATTGCTAAAGAAGAGAAGTATTGCGACTGTAAAGAGCCAGACAGAAATAATATTTTCTGTGATATTTGTGGCAAGCCCCTCCCTCAAAAAGATAAGGTGGATAAGACAGAGGCGGGGAAAGTAATTCAAGAAACAATTAAAGTAATCCAAGAAACTAATATCTTGTTAGAAAAGATAACCAAGCCAGAGCAGAAACCAAAAGAGAGGATAGAGGAGTTGACACGTTGGTATGCTCCAGAGGGAATAAATTGTGCTCTTATAAGAACAATGGATAAACTCAACCAACTCATCCAGGCGTGGAATAATCAGGGACAATGAGAGGTTATGGGAGAGGGGAAAATGATTTGGCTATTTGTGGTTTTAGTAATAAGTTTGATTATATTCATAGTAACTCATTTTGATTATTAAAATGAAAATTCTTAATCTCTATGCAGGGATAGGTGGCAATAGAAAGTTATGGGGAGATGAACATTCAATAACTGCCATTGAGAATAATCCCCAAATAGCCAAGATATACCAAGACTTTTTTCCTAAAGACAAAGTAATCGTAACAGACGCTCACCAATATTTATTGGAGCATTTCAAGGAATTTGAGTTTATATGGAGTAGTCCACCTTGTCCGAGCCATAGTAGGATAAGAAACATTGCAGGAGTGGGATGTGGACAAAATGAACCGATTTATCCCGATTTAAAATTATATGAAGAAATTATATTTTTGAAACAGATAGCCAATTCTTCAGGGACAGTATTCAAAGGAAATAAATATTGTGTGGAAAATGTTATTAGTTATTACGAACCGCTTATCAGACCGCAAGAAGTGGCACGGCATTATTTTTGGGCTAATTTTCGAATAAGACCATATAGGGTAAAAACAAGAGGGCATATGGAAAACAATAAAATACTTGCGGAAATAAAGGGGTTCGGCATTAACGACAAAACACTTTTAAGAAATTGCACCGAACCTGAACTCGGCTTACACATCCTCAATGAAAGCAAAAGGAATATACAACCAGAATTATTTAACCCCACCCGCTAAATAAGAAGGAGGCCTAATGCCAAAAAGTATGGAGGAACTAATAAATGAATATCGTGTTAGGTGTGTTCACGGAAAGAAAACGGGTATTGGACGAGAAGAATTCCAGCAAGAAATCTGCCAGGTGATATTGGAGGGATTGCCGAAGGAAAAAGTTTATAAGGAGAAATTAAAGACCTAACAGGAGGGAAATATGACACCAAAAGAATTTGATGTAGAAGTTGAGAAGATACTTAAAATGCAACCAATGATTGGAGCAACAGAAGGAGATGAGATAAAATGGAAAACAAAAATGATAATGGAATTAGCAAGTCCACCTCAATCCACCTGCACCTGTGCTATACAGGAATATTGTGCTATTCATAAACCCCTTCCCCAAAAAGGAGAACATAAATTTTTCGGTATTCCTATTAGAATAGATGAAACATTAGAACCTGGACAAAGGTATTTAATAAATGATGAATACTGTAAAGCTCTACCCCAAAAAGATAAGGTAGACGAATGCATCTGTCCTTCTCCGCAACCTAATCCGCATAATACTTCTAAATGTTTTATATGCGATAAGATTTTGTTAGTAAACTGGATGAAAGGAGTCGGTGGAGGACTTCCAGAGAAGCCGAGGATTACGAAAGAATTTGCAGAGAAACTTATTCAAATGATAAGAGAAGCATAGGGAGGTAAAAGATGCCAAAAAGTATGGGGGAGGTATTAAAAGAATTTTGTATTAGTGGAATGCTACCTGAGTGTGATGAGGAGTGTAATAAATGTAAATTTATGAAACAAGCCCAGCAAGAACTCTGCCAGTTGATACTGGAGGAACTACCGAAGAAAGATGATAAATTTTATGGTATGCCTGGAATAGATACAGAAAACAGAGGTTTTAATATAGCAGTTGAGAGAATTGAGCAAGCAATAAAGAAAATATGCGGGGTGGAGAGATGAGGTGCGAATGTGGTAAAGAAATATCAGAAGAAAGAGATAGAGATAATGAAAAAATCGCTCAAGAAAGCAAAACTCCAAAATTACATATGTGTGATGATTGTTGGTGGAGATTTTGCGAACATGCAATTACAGGAAATTAACCACACCACACACAAGCAAGAAGGAGATAAATGACCTCACTACCATTAAGTAAGCAGTTATATGAAAAGGGATTGAAGATTGAGACGGAGAAGTGGTGGGTTAAATACTATGATAAATGGCAAATAATAAAGAATTTTGAAAATGACTTTTATAGAGATTGGGAATATTATCCCGCCCCCTCCACCGATGAACTCCTTGCGGTGATGCCTAAAGCAACCAATCAAGATGATTGGGAATTGGAAATATGCACAGAATTTGAGGAATTATGGTGTATTCAATATATCAATGTTCATACTAATACGGTTGAAATAGAAACTCAAGATAAAGAAATTGCTGAAGCCCTCGGCAAAATGTGCCTTTTTTTATTATCAAACGGATATGTCTATGATGAACAAAAGAAACTCTTGGTGAGAAAGGAGGAAGGGGATGAGAGAACCAAATCACCTGAAAGCAGTTAGTAAACTAATTGATAATATGAACCAATTAAAGTTATATATTCTACATTATCCAAGCAGAAGAAATAATCTATTGGCTCAAGGAATACAAAAAGCGGAAGATGTTATTAAGCCATATTTTATTAAAGCAACTTTGGAGGAATAGATATGGGTAGCCTGGGTGGCGTGGTAGCCAGAATTATTTGATGAATGAGCCAAACTAATTGTGGGGTCATCAATATAGATACCCAGCGGTGAAACACCGTATGAGAAAAATGATTTGCAGACCAACTGCCCCAGGTTGCCCTATAACAAAGGAGAAAGAATGGATGAGAAATTGAAGGAAGCGGTAGGAAGGATTAGAAAGTATAAAAAAGATGTGTCATTTAGATTATAATAAACAAATTCTCGACCAAGCAATCTCTCTCGCCTCCTCTGTCATTGAAGGGAAACTTGTGGATGAAACCGAAATCTTTAATCGTTGCGAAGCAATATCCCAAGAATATCAGAAACGGATAAGAGAGAATTATATCCTCAAGACGGAGTTAATAAGTGTAGATGGGGTAAGGGATATTATCGCAAATTATTATGGAAATCTTAAACACAAGACAGAATTTAATTTTACAGAATTAGCCGAAAAAATCCATAACAGGATGAAAGGAGAGAAAAATGAGAAAATTTGAAGTTCCAATAATCACCCGTAGAGATAATAAAGTTATTTGTCCAAATTGTAGTTATTCTGAAGAAGTATCTAAGAAAGTATTTAGTAAAATGAATAAAATTCCGTGGATAAATTATATACGAGATGAAATCATAAAAATTCCTTTACGATGTCCAAAATGTAAAACTGAATTCCGAGAAAACTTTTCTTTTTTGTAAAATTAAATGGGAGGAGAGATAGTGCATAGTGGAGAAATTGAAGTAGCATTAGCAAATTATCTTAATCCGAGAATGAATTTAATAGTGCCTAATATATCTTGGGGTTTAGATTTATATGAGATTGATTTGTTAGTATTAACGCAAAGTCAATATGCCTGGGAAATAGAAATCAAAACTTCTTTATCGGATTTGAAAGCCGATAACAATAAAAAACACGGACATTATAGTAATAAAATAAAAAGACTTTATTTCGCTGTGCCAGAAGAATTGCAAGAAGAGGCACTCAAACATATTCCAGAACGAGCAGGATTGTTTATCGTAAGTGAATCTATGCATGTTCGTCTTATTAAGGCCCCAAAATTAAATATGCGAGCAAGAAAATTTAATGCAGAAGAAATCAATCATCTTTATAAACTTGCGGCTATGCGCCTATGGTCGTTAAAAGAAAGGATTTATAGATTACAAAAGAAACTAACTCCTAACCATCCATAAACTTTTGGGAGGAAAAGATGAAACTAAAAATATTGATGATAATAGTTATTCTTTTTTTCTGTTATAGTATTTATGCTCTCTGGCGGCACGACGAAGAAAAGAAAATTACTTGGATAGGTTGTCCTATGGTAAGTGATAATGATAAGTATACTCCATCACAAGGGTGGATTTCTTCCCAAAAAATTGGTTTAAGAAAAGATGGGATTGTTGTATGGAAAGAGAATAAATAAATGAACTATTATACTTTCCTCGATAACTTCGACCCCTGGATGGAACGCACCCAATAGGCGGTCTTGAATAAGATAATCTCCGTAATCAAATATTACCTTACCGAGATGACTGCGTTGTGCTTATTCTTAGGCGTATTCTTTTTATTTTATATGTATGTTGACGGCTACCCGAAACTAAGAAA